TCTTGCGCTCTTATAATTATCCAATCAGTTTTACCTAATTCACTTCCGTAAATATATTTTAAGTTTTCTATTTTTTGTGTTTTAAGTTCGGCTACTGTTTGGCTATAAGTCTTGTTTTGTACAGGATAAGTAAATACTTCATTATCTGCATCCCATTCTATAGAACCTAATTCTTGGCTTTGTTTAGTTGTTGGTGTAACTACATCGTAAAAACCAAGTGCTTCTAAACTTGAATCATTTAAATATTGTACACCTAAAATATTGCCCCAAGTTTTAGGAACTAAACTATAAGTTTTAATTGTACCGTTTACGTTTATTGCTTTCATATTTTATTTTTTATGGAGTTGGATCACTTGTGTAAGTAAGTATTGAATAGTTAAAAATAGCATTAGCCGAATCATCTATACACTCTACCATTAAAGCATTTGTTGTACTTCCATCATAATCTTTAGCACCTAACTTGTTAAATGTTTCGCTTGTTCCTGCATCTGAATCTAAAGTCAAAGCGTATGCACCTGTTAAATTGTGAATAGTAATAACTTGACCGAGTTTGTAACCTGTAAAATCAAATTCTTTTGCACCTGTACAAGCTGACTGCATTTTAAAAACTGTTGCAGTTGACCAATCTACACTTGTTGCTCCACTTGTTCCAGTTATTGTTACTGTTCCTGTATATCTATTTTCAAGTTTAGCAAAAGTTACTCCATCATCTGCAATTTTTGCAGTTGTAACGTTAGCATCTAATATTTTTGCTGTAATAACTTTATCATTACCTATTGTTAAAGCTGTTGCTCCTGTTACATCACCTGTATGGGTTGCGTTTGGACTTGAGTTTGTAACCGTTACATCTCCTGTAGCACTTGAAACAGATATAGCTGTTCCTGCTACAATAGAATTAACATCTCCTGCATCATCTGTATAAAGTTCCGTAAAGTTGTCGTTTACCTTGTCAAAGGCATCTCTGATAGGATCACCAGTTCCATCGTTTGCTGTAGTTCCAATATTAATAACCTGTTTAGCCATTGTTTAAATTTTATATTTGTGTTGCATCTGCTTTATATAATGTTGTATCGGCTAAAAACGGAGTACCGGAAATTTGCGTTAAATCTGCGGTTAACTCAAAAGTACCCCAACAACTTGGTGCCGAGATATCGGGTATACTATTAGTCGAATAAGCCGTATCGGAACCAAATCCCGAGTCTGTTATCATTTGACAATATATTGATCCCCAATTTATACTATTAGCCATACTATTATAATTACTTTTTTACGTTTTTGTTATATATCTTTTTTAAATAGTTTTTTAACTTAACTATATTTTGTTCTTTCGGTTTGTATTTTCTAATTTTTTTAATCATATAACCCAACCTGTATAATCCGCGCTTTTATCCGGGAAAACGTCGTCGTTATTATTACTATAATACTCCGGATATAAACTAGCGGCGTTAAAAGAGAAGTGGTCTATCATTCTATCGGTATAGTATTGAGCCGTTTTTCTTTCTTTTTCTACTAAAAAATCTACCTCTTCTTTTGAAACGCTATCGGAGTTTTCGCTAGTACCTTTAGAGATACCTTGATTTGAGACTCTATAAGCCGCCCAAGGTAAGTACTCAACCATAGCCCAATGTACTAAACAAGGCTTAATATGCGTCTCAACAAGGGTAGCGTAATTACCCGCTAAATTACCCGCTTTAATATCGGTAGAAATCTTATTATAAAGATCCGTTCCTATATAGTTTTGTATATGTATATTTTGCGCAATCTTAACGTATTGTATAAAACGATCCGTATCAAGTCCCCCGGATACCGAAGTATACTTAACTATATCTTTTCTAGTTACAAATAATGCCTCTGCCATAACTATCTCGGTGTTGTAAAGTTTTTAGGTTTTATAAACCCTCTATTTTTCATATCTCTAGGACGTTTCGCAACTTTAGTATTGTTAGTCTCGGGTTTAAAACCTTCTTTTTTTGCTTTGTTAACGCTTATTTCGTCTTTTGGAACGTTTGCTTTTTCTCCTATTTTTTTACTCATATATGTCTTACGCATCCAAAAATGTTGACACGATCCACCGCCTTTATAGAGCCAGATGTCGTATGTAGCGGCTCCGTCTGGTCCCCAGCCGGCGTTAACGGGTTGTTTGCTCATTTGCATTATATCTTCTTTACGNTATAATTTTCTAGCGGCTACCATTTTTCTACAAAACTCTCGACTATTAGCCGAAACCGTTAAAGGAGCGTATTGATATCTTACTCTAAATTGTACTCCTTCTTTATTTGTTTCGTCTTGCTTACTTTTAGAATTTGGAGTTGCTTGTCCTACTCTTGCTAAACCTACCATTTTATCTAAAGCCTCTTCTTGATCGTAATCGACTTTACGTTCGTCTACTAAATCCCAATTTTCTAAATCTTCGTCTTCGCCAAACTCGTTGAGTAAATCAAAGATTTTTTCGTCCGTTTCGGCGCTTAAATTACTTTGTTTATGTTCTTCGCAAGGCATAAACCAAATCTTGCCCTCGTACTCGTGTTCGTGATAACCTTCGCAGCCTATATTTTTAGCTCCTTCGATAGCCATTTCTTTAGTTGAATAAGCTAAACGATCGTCTATAATAGCGAAGTCTTTATCTACTACTTGACTTTTTAAGCTTAAATCTCTTTTAACGCCCGTTTCTTCCTCTCTAGCTTCGTCGGTAACTAGATTGTCCGATTCAATAAAAGAAAGCGGTTGTAACGTCTTAAAATAGAGTTTAAGGCTTATATCGTTAACGGCTAGTATATCGTCTATACAATCGACTAAAAGATCTTGATAAGGCTTTATAGTTATATTGTCAAAAAGTAAAGCGGCGGTTTTTATTTCGTCCGCGTTTGATCCTAGTCCGTTACTATCGTTTCTTATTCCTAAAAGTAAAGGACTTGTAACTCTATGCGCTACAATTAACTTATTGCTACATTCGTTAGATAAGTATTCGTAATGAGCCGGAGCGTCGTTTAAGGGTATATCGTCTACCGTTGTTTTGCTTTCGGCGTTATTATTAAAGGCTATTATTACTTTCTCTCCTCTTGCGCCGGTAAGCTTTCGCATTACGTCGTTTTTAATTTGGAGTTGTTGATTAACGTCCGGTGAACCGTTATTAAAATTTACGATTTTGGTGCCCGAAAAATTATTTTGAACGTCGTTAATAAGGTAATCCGATATCTCGCTTTCTAGTTCCGCGTAAGCTAGTCCGCCTTGGTAATCGACGGGACATATATAATCGTAGCCGGAAACGTATCTTTTACATATTTTAATTTCCGGTTCTTTACCGTTACCAAATCCAAAAGAAGCGATTCGTTGAGGTTTATCGTTTGGCTTTACTTTAGTCCAATCGGCAGCGTAATAATAAGCTTCTATCTTTCCGTCTTCGTTACATTTTTCCGGTCTTAAGGTTTGTCTAGGAAAATGCTCCGCCTTTATTACTTTAGTATCTTGATAAAGAACTTGAAAAGATCCCTCTCCTAGTAATTTAAGATCTAAGCAAACTTTTCTTAAACAATGATCCGATACTATAGATCGCATAGCGGCGTATTCGTTAGGCTTTTGACTATTATTAAGAGCGTCAATTCCTTTGCCATATATCATATTTGCTATACCGTTAATAATTGCGTTATTAGTTGTAGAATTGGTATATAAATCTATAAGATATTGGTAGTAATTATTATCGTCTCCGTAATTTACCCATTCTCTTTGCTTGTCTTCGGATATTTGAGGTCTATTATAAGAGGCTAAATTAACTATATGTAGGTTCTCCATTATATTGTAATAAATTCGTTTGTAGTATCGTTAGAAGTATACTCTCCGCTATTGATTGTATATTGAGGTAAATCGGTTTGATTAGTACAGTATATTTTGTCCTTAAAGATAACGTTTGTACCGGATAAAACGGTAAGCATATAATAAATACCTTGTTTTAAGGTTGTAAAAGAAGCGCTATATCTATTATAGTATAGGTTTTGAGTTACTCCGGTTGTCGCTTGACTATATACGCTTTTATTTTGAGTTTCGTCTACTATATTAAAAGTATAAGAAGCTCCGGCGGTATATTCTCTAGGTATAAAGTTTATATTTTGAGCGTTGTTAGTTTCTTGCAATACTATCATATATATATAATAAAAAAACTTGTTTTTTGTTAAATCCAAAGTAAAAAAAAAGGGGGCTAAAAACCCCCTAATTTTACCAAATAAAAACCCTATTAAGAATTTGTTCCTAAAGTAATAGTTACTGTACCATCTAAACCAGCGTAA